CAAAAATAATTTTTTCTCCGGGAAACATTGTTTTTACCCGGTGTATAGCATCACAAGCAGTTCCGTCAGCGTCGTCGAACTCGATTACACGATCAACCATATGAAGATTATCAAGCACCGTCATTCGCTCATGCCAGGACATAAATGCTTTTCCTTTTTTACGTGCAAGCCACGCATCAGAATTGAGTCCAACAACAAGCCAGTCTCCCAAATGATCGGCGTGATTGAGATAGCTTATGTGCCCGCTGTGTACAGGATCAAATCCGCCAGTTGCAAGAACTATTTTCATTCTCGTATTCTGTAATAATCTTTGTCTAACCAGGTTGTAAGTATTTCATCTTGTCGTACATAACCATAACGATCAATACATTGTTTGACGCTTTCATTTACTAAGTTAGCATCAACAAGATCGTGCCAAGTGGTTGTACGAGGATTCATTGGATCTATGTCAGTTTTATAAACAGCAATATGCAACCACATATCATTTGGATTTTTATAAAAATATGCATCTCTACAGTCAAATCCATTGACTCCTAGCATATACATTAAATTGACCACATTGTGATTATAAAACCAGCCGTTGTAACTGTTATTATTTAATCTGTTATTTGTGTAATGTACGGATTGCGGCAAGGACAACAACATCATTCCATTCACGCTCATCATATCATTCCAACAACGTAATGTATTAAGCGGATCAATTAAATATTGAAAAACGTCGTGACACCAAATCAAATCAATTTGTCTTGAAATGAATCTATCTGTCTCCTCTAAATCTGCTTCTACAACACGAACATTTGGTAAAGCAGTAACTTCTTTTCGTATTTGTTTTATATTTTGATCAACTGCGTAACAAAGATAATTCCTAGGTTCTGGGGGATCATCTCTAGTTTGAAGTTGAGCCCACCATTCTATATCTAAACCCTCGCCACAACCAAAATCAGCAACAACTTCTAAACTGTCCAAGAAACTATCATATTGATACAACAAATCTCGAATGAATTGCGTATGTTGATAACTTTCTGCAGAGTTTTTAAACAGAGCCATTCTTTAATACCTCAATGATTATTTTTTCTTTTAATGCATTTAATCTTGATTCAAGTTGGTGACAAGCTTCGGCTAATTCTAACTCAGATCCCCAATTTAAAGCATGTATCAAATGTGTAGCCCAACGACCGCATACGTCTTTTTCAATTTGAATATCTACTGCATTATATTTTGGTTTAGCACTATTACATAATGCCCACTCGTACAAGATATTCTTTGCGTGTTCTTTATAATCCATTAAAGTGTTACATCTTCCATTCCTGCTGTACGCAGGCGAACCACATGTCCTAGCATAAAGTTCTTGCTCTCAAGCCCTTTCATAACACCAAGCCATTTGTTTCTAAGCAAAGCAACTTCGTTAATGATAGTCTCAAAATCAATGACCTCATCCTCGCCATCGGTATATTTTTCCGCGTCGCGGGATGACAACGAACGAGCGTAGGCTTCAAGGTATTTCTGAAAGTGTTTGCGTCGTATCTTACGAAGTTGAATATTAAGATAATTAAGTACAGCTTCAATTTCCTGAAGCTGGTTGAACCTATGCTCCGTAATGCCCGGTAAGGCGGCGGTGGACTTTTCCAAGTTTCCTTTAATGTTTGTATCATGTTTTGCCTGCTGGAGTTCACCTTCATAATAATTTATGAAGTCAGGAATATTACCAAGATCTGCTACAATTTTATTGTACCACATTATTCTTCGTAATCGATGTCTTCGTCTTCGTCAACTAGATATTCTTCAAGTGCTCGCTTGGTGTAACTGTCTGCGCCACCAAATTCTCTAAGTTCTTTATCACTTAAATTATCTACTAGTATACTTACTAAATTGTCAGCAGCAGCTTGCCGTTCTTTACTGGGAACGTACTCTTTTAATGTTATATAAGTTTCTATTAGAACTTCTACATCTATACTCATATTAAAATCCTTTAAAGTTTATTGCGGAGTATTTAACCAATTTAAAAAATGATCGGGAAAAATATTAACATCTAAATTTTTTCTTCGAACATATTCTTTAAAAAATTTATGTAAATTAATTTTTTGTTCTTGTGTATAAGGTTGCTCTAATGTTTGTTTAATCTCACTGTCCTTATTTTTAAATTTAGTTAACAAAAAATGATTCTTACTTTTTTCATCTAAAACATTAAGTGATAGATAATTGGGCTCATTACAAAACCCTATTTCAATTGACATTTCGTTATAATAGTTTTCAAACTCAAAAAAATTAAAAATAGTTAAATTTGAAATCACGCTACTAAAATAAACTGATTTAGTTTTTCTAAGAATGTTTAAATTTTTTTCAAAATTTTCAAAACTATTGTTATGTCTTACAAATTCGTAATTTTTACCTATATTTTCTGCACTAACTGCAAATTCAACATTATCAGGAATTTCAGCAAGTATACGTTCTAATCTGCTAGTACTTACTCCTAATCCAGTATATACCTTTACTTTTTGCTCGAAGTTTTTTAATATGTTTACTAGATTATTATTTAAAAAAGGTTCTCCACCAGATATATATACGTTGCGACAATTTTTATATTTTGATATTTCGTCGATTATTAAATTGTAGGAATCGCTTTCGCTAATCTTTTTTTGTCCTAAATGTAATAAAACACGATCATTTGCATTAATTGTGTGCCTGGCTTCATCCAAATACGGTCCATTCTCATATATATCTCGTAACCAAGCTGTACTATATTGTTTTGTACAGTATACACAGGTCAAATTACAATCGCTACCTAGATTAATGTGTATATGCTCTGGCACACTTTCAATGCTGGTATGAGTTTGATTATATGACTGCATTGATATTCGTCTACTTATTTTTCCTTCTTTTTCAGCTGACCAACACGAACCTTCGCAGCTTGGTACCTGAACATTGTTTAACATATCTTCGCGCTCTTGCTGTAATATAGGAATGTTAAACAATTGTCCAGGATTATTTTTTAGCCAGGACAGATCGATTTTATGAGGATATGCTGCACAGCAGGACTGAATTTGTCTTCTTTCCGGCTCTACACTTAACCACCAAAATTTTTGTGAGCAATAATTACTCAACCATTTCCTCTTCTAACAAAATCACATTGTCGTTTTTGTGAGGATGTTTTGTAAAATCTGCCATAACTTTATCCAGTGATCCATCATCATTGCGTTCCCAGGCTTTACGAAACTGTTTGATAACGGTACCATCTGCCAAAGTATATTTGAGACTGTTGCCTTCTTTTTGCAACAAGCCTTTCCCTTCAAACATATCTACTAGACCCGAATATGGATTCATTCCTGTTTCATAAGGAATTTTAACCTGTACACTTTCAAAAGGTTTAGCATATCGAGTTTTCATAATTTTACAAGCAGCACGGATACCCTTGACATCCGAAATCTTGTTACCATCCTCATCCTCTTTGAGTTTGAGTTTACGCATAGCAACCACAATTGAGCTTGCATAGATAAAGCCCTGGCCACCTGAGATTTTATCATCTGGATCAAACATGTCTTGACTTGCATAGGTATGATTAGTTGCTACGAGACCAATGTTTAAACTACCAAACATATTAACGCAATTACGAACCAATGCTGTTAGCGCCTTGGGCTTGCGACCCATGTCACCTTTAAGATCGCCTGCCTCAAACTGGTTTACATCAGTTGGTGTTAGCAACATACCTAAACTGTCTAATACAATTAGAACTTTAGGACGTTGGTCTTCTGGAAGTGTTTTGTATTCCTTGACGAACTCGGTGATCATTTTAGCAACATCGTCGATCATTGCCATGTTGAGTTTGAGAAGCTTGTCTTCAGAAGTATCGACGCCGAGTGCGTGAAGCCAGGCTTCGTCGAGTGCGTTTTCAGAATCGATAAGAATAACATATATACCTTGTTCTTGTGCGTTCTTAACCAGATTTCCTGAGCAGATAAAGCTTTTGCCTGCACCAGACTCTCCAGCAAACACAGTAACCTTACCCATTGGAATACCCTTATTAAAATCCCCGCTAATAAGATAGTTAAGAGCGTAATTGTTTGTGCTGATCCAGTCTGTGGGGTCGTTAAATCCAACGGAGATACCGTCAATACTTTTTGTAATGCTTTTGCGAAATTTTGATACATCAAATGGTTT